GTCTTAGTTCCCTAAAACCTGTTCGCCATGCACACCTTTCAAACATAGGATCTTTTAAAAATTCTTCTGGTGTAATTGGTCTCTGCCAATCTCTTAACTCTATATTTTTGTTTTCTTTATACCAATCTCTAACTAAAGCCCAACAATCAGTAATACCCCATACCCATTGACGACCCAATAAAGGTGGTCTGTACCCACATGGTTCTAAGTATGCCCATTGTTCTGTTTTTGGGTTAACAATATACCAGGGTAAATTACTATCTTCGCAACTGATCTTATCTGCCTGACTAGGATTTGGTGGGGTGATGGGGTGACTATGAACAACACCAACTATTTCTCCTGTATTATCTGCCTTTACATAATCTTCTGGATCAATAATAAAACATTGATGATCTGTCATTGAAAGATTGCGACAAGGATAATACCTTTCTTTGCCTTTGATATTTAGTAGTAATCCACAACATTCTTTAGGATCTTCACGTTTTGCATGAAGTAATGCTTTATATTTCCAAGTCATCCTACAAACGTACCAATAGAGGGGAATATTGAGCGAGTTGCTTGACGACCTGGAATCCGAACTCCAGCTAAATCCGTTGGAGCAGCGAGTTCAAATTCAACAACCTCTCTAGTTTCTGTAGCTTTTCGATCTACTGAATAAATTTCTTGAGGAAACTCTGCTGTGTTATCTGCTGTTGCATTTGTTCCATCAGCAAAGTTAACAGCATCAATAAATTTAGCCAGTGTTCTTATTCGTGTAACTGTAGCTCCTGTTAAATCATTTCCAGTTGTAGTTTCGTTAACAGTCAAAAGGATAGATGAAATTAACCCTGTAGCGTTACTAATTAGTAGCTTTGGTCTAGGTAGTTGGCCTTTCTGAAAAGCAAAACCTGATGCCTGTACAGGAAATCTAAGATATTCATTTCCAGCCCATACAATCTTGCCATTAGCGTTTAAATTACTGCCAGCATGGAATCTATAAACTGTGTTTGCACCATGTAATGCAGTTGATAATTGGAGCGTAAATAGCTCAATAATTGCTGATGGGTTAATATCTTGTAGACTGCTAAATATTTTAGAATTTACTGTCATTACGATGCTGGCTCAAATACTTGTCTAAAAGTGGCTTGAATTGTAGCTCTGTTGTTATATGGTATTGATTTAGTCCAGTTTTCGCAGACAAATTTAAAATTTGATGCAGTTTCTTCGGGTAGGAAACCTTCAGCAAAATCAAAACTAGCACTATCATTTGCACGAGCATCTAAAAATGTTTCTATAGTATCTGCGTCTGTTTCAGAAACTTCGTAAGTAAAACTAAATTCTTTCGGGTTTTGATGTTGAGCTAATCCAAATAAAAGCCTATGTTCGTAACCATCAGCAAAACGAATAGTTCTAGTATTAGGTCTGGATTTTTTTCTTTGACCATAAGTAGGTTTTATTGAAGGGAAAGTAGCCATTATGCAAGTATTCCTCCAGGTCGTTTCTGTTGTATTATTTCAGATTGTACCGCAGCCGAGATAAGACGACCAAGTTCTCTTCCCTGTGCTTCATCTCCCTCAACAGAAGAACCAGAAGCATCTACATTTACTACAACATTTGTTGAACCGCCAAGTGCATGGTTTGGTGTGACTGTGCCTGTAACTCCAGGTGTAAATAATTCTGGTCCACGCTCTCCGACTAAATGAGTTCTTCCTGCTCTAGCTGTTCCTCCATCTGCTAAACCGAAGTTAGGTCCTGCTGTACCTAAACCTGTTAATGGATCAAAATATCCTCCCCCACCCATCATGCCACCGCCACCAAATAATCCACCAAGACCACTAAATATCGAACCAAATAATCCTCCCCCACCTCCTAATGTTCCTCCTGGATTACCAAATAATGCCATGTTAAATGCAGCATCAATTAATTTATTTAGTACATTATCAAGCATATCTCCCAGAGTAGACGTACCACGAATAAGCCCCTGCAAACCATCGGCAACATCTGTAGCAAGTGATTGACCTAGTGATTTAAATTGCTGTCTTACTTTTTCGGCTTGTTCTGCCTGTTTTTCTAGTGCATTATTCTGTTTTAGTAGATTTTCAATTTTATTTACATCTAATTCTTCTAAGGTTGCTCCATCTTCAATCATTTCTTTTATCTTTGCATCAAGTTCCTGTGCTAATAAAACTTCCTCATAATTACCATCAATCTTTGCCTGTAATAAAGTATTTTGTTGTCTAACCTTTTTCAATCTTGAATCTTCAATCATATTTATAGTTGTCTGCCTTTCCAATGTTTTTCCCACCAATGCTAGTTCTTCTCTTCTAGCCTCTATTTGTGCCTGTAAGTCTGCTTTTCTTTTCTCTGCATTTTTAGCCCCTGATCTTCCCTTTCCACTTCCAGATACATTTGCTAATTCAGTTTGTAAAGCCAATAATGTTGGATCGGTAGCTGACCCACCTATCTCTGCAAGCCTTGTTCTTTCTGCTCTTTGTGCTGGACCAGCAAAAGGTGTAGCCAATAAGTTAAGAACAGGTAGTAATGCAGCAAGCATTTTTGTTCCTAATAACTGGAATTGGTTTCCTATTATTCTGCTCACCTCTCCAAAATCTTTTAATCCTTTAACTGCGTCTGCACCAATAGCTTTATTCATCTGTTCAGTTACGGCTGCTAGTGCAGCTTGTGTTCCCTCTGTCTTTTTAATTAGCTGGATTTGTCTTTCTCTTTCTGTTCCATTTGCTCCTAAAGCTGTAGTCAACCCTTCAATATCAGGAGTTAATCTATTAAATGCCTGACCTAACTTAGCTGTAGAATCTGTAATTTGTTGTACCTGAGTTAGTAATGCAGTAGCAACTAGACCTCCAGCAAAACCTCCTGTCTGTCCTCCTAATTTTCCACCAATTAATCCACCAGTAAAACCAGCAGCAGCACCTAATGGTCCTTGTCCAAATAGTAAGGGAAATGCACCACTTATTAATGCTCCTGATAAAATACCACTTCCACCCGTGCTTCCTTTTCCTGGAAGCATTTGACCCATAGAACTAAAGTTAAGTGGAGAGCTAGGACCTAGAGGTATTTTTGAACTAGGTCTGCCTCCTCTTGTTTTAACTACTTTACTTTGTCTACTTATTGCAGCAGCAGTTTGATTTTCTACTTTTAATTGTTGTTTGTCTACTTGTAATTGTTTTTGCTTTGTTCTTAAATTTCTATTTTCTATTTGCAATCGCTTTGATGCCATATTAATTTTATTTCTTTCGTTCTGTAATACAGTTCTATTTGCTCTTCCACCCTGGGCTAATTTATTTAACTTTGATATACGCTTTTCAAGATTATTTAGCTGTTTATTAACAGTTCTAGTATTTAGTTTTATATTAACTTCGTAATTAGATGCCACTAATCTAGGTAAAACATTACGTTTAGTTTAGCGTACCTTGCGAGTTTGAGCTTTTCTTTTTGCATCTTCGTATGCTTTTTCTTCCTGCTCAGTTTTGTAATTGAAATATGCGTTCCAGCCGTACATCTCCTCTAAAGACATTTTGTTTCGTATTTCAACTAATGTCATGCCTAACTTTTCTGCAATAAAAAATTGCATATACAAATAACTATTCTTTTTTAATTCAGCTTTTTACGGCATCAGGAGTTGCCTCCTCGCCCATTTCTTGCATTTTTGTCATAAGTTCCAGCAATACTGACAATGGTATTTCTCTTCTAAGACTAGCTCTATCAGCTTCAGTAAATAACTTGTTACCAGTTTCATCTTCAGCCTTACCAATAATTACCTGGAGTGCAAAGTCTAAACTTCCCTCTTCCTGACCTCTATTTGCTTTTATTAGAGTAGTATTTATTGTGTCTCTATCAGCAATGGTTAAAGGTGTCCAGTAAACTTTTAAAACTACCTGACCATTCTTGTAGATTTCATAACTGCTTTTGTTATCTACACTAAAGGCTTTCTTTAGTTTGTCGATTGCTCTTTCAGTTGCCATGCAAAAATAATTTTATTATCTATTAACTATACTACTACTTTATTACTTAAAGCCAACCTTTTTAAATGCCATTGCTATGTCTTTGTTAATAAATCCTCCTTTTGTGTAGATGTTGTACCAGTTTGGGCCTCTTGCAGTTAAAGCGTGTTGTCTACCATGTTGTGCGTAAGTAACAGGATTTCCTTTTAAATCGGGTCTTGTTTGACCTGGTGCATTTATAGCAAAACCAGCATATTCGGCTCTGTTACCAACAAATAGGTCTTGATTTAGTGTTACATTCGGAACTCTTGGGTTTTTTATTTGTCTAGCTGTTGGGTCGGGTATTAAATAGTGTGGAAAGTCTGGTTTTCTTTTTTTATTTGCCTGTACAAGATTTTTTGATACTATCCAGTTTTCTCC